ATATGAATTACAATTCTAATTATAATTGTATTTATCTTAATGAAGATTTATTTAATGATACTGAAAGTTATGACATTACTGGTGAAAATAAAGATATGATAAAAGACGACTTATATAGAAATGATTTTTTAAATGTTTTTAATTTAGATGAATACAATGAAGAAACTATAGAAAAAATTGTGGATGAATTACACGAACAAATAATAAATTCTGAGTTACTAAAAGAATACATCTGTAAATTTGCTAGTGAATATAATATGGATAATAATAATACAAATTATGCCATTATTTTTTTATTTTCATTTGAACATTTATATTTTTTTCATCCATGTATTTGCGATTATTTAAATCATGGATATATATCAGAAGTAAATTTAAATAAAATAAAATCACAGTTTCCATTATAAAGAAAACATAAATGTTTAAAAGTAAAGTAAAATTATTTTATCAATAAATAAATAATTATTAATAAAAATAAATATTTATTATAAAAATATTGTCTTATAATAAATACATATGGCATCTACACGTAATACAAATACTCCAGGTAATTATTGTTTAGAACAAAGACAATTTGCTAATTCAGAACAATATTCTTTATACAAAAATTCTCAATATGGTGAAGCATATAATACTCGTTTACCTGGAAATGGTTTATTACCAGCACAAATTCCTGGAAATAAACTTTCACATAATGCTCCAGACATAGAATCTTTTTTATTTGGAATTAATTCTACGAATTTAGTGAAACCTGCTCCTACTTTTGTCCCTGAATTAACGAGTCTTGAATCAAGTAATATATATAAAACACCTGTTACTTATATTCCCGAACCTCTTGTTATATTGAAAAATCAAAGACCATTACCAATACCTTAAATTTAAACTATTTACTTTGAAATGATATTTTTTTGATAAAATTAAAATATTTATTATTTTATCAAAATTTTATATTATTTAATTTTATAATTTATTTTTTAATTTATTTTTTAATTTAATTTGTTTTACTTTGATTTAGCTCATTATCTCTAATAATTTTCTGAATTCTTGGAAAAAATGCCATTTCATTTAAAATCTTTTTCTTTTCTTCACGAATAATATCAATTCTTTGTGACCACCAATCTTCTTCTATAGCTCTTTTCATTGTTTGATAACATTTTTCAAAATCATTTATATCCAATTCAACATAAGCTAATGGATTAATATAAGTAGAAACATTTGGACAACCATAGTAAAAAACTAAACTTTCACATAAAATTGGTTCCCAAAGCTTCTCTGTAATAAAATTTTCTTCAAAATTATTTTCAATCATGAAATAATACTTATAATTCACCATTCCATTGTATTTATCTTTATGCGGAGTAACTACACCCTTATATCCTTTAAATTCAAATTTATTATCCTCATTATAAATATCTATTTCAAAATCATTTTTAGATTCAATAAATCGTAATAAATCAATACGTAAAATATGACCAGGATCGTAATATTTAGAACTACAAATTGAAGAAATTTTATCTATTTTTTTATAATGAAAATCTAATAGTTCTGGTAACTTTAATCCTAATTGCCAAAAAGCATTATTATAACTATTGGTTTTACGTCCAATTACAGATAAAAAATGTTTTTCATCAGGTATAGACCATTCACCCCATGTTCTAACTCCCCAATTACAAGTTTCATTGTATATCCATGGTTCCATTTGAAAAAGAATTGTTTTTTTAGGGTTATAATATTCTCCCCTTAATGATTTATTGACAATAACATAATAATCAATATCATTATCATGCCATGTAATTTCAATATTTTTCCATTTATAATTATTTTCACACATGTCTGACCATTCTTTACATAATTGTTCACTAGAACACCAATCACAAATCATTTTTACTCGATAACTTTTATTATTTAAGTGATAATTTGGATCTTCCAATATCGATTTTTTAACATAAACTCCATCTGTTAAACTAAAATAAGTTGATCTTTTTAATTTTTTCACATCAATAAAACTTTTAAAAAAACCTAGGGTATTAAAACCGGCACATGAAATATCATTATCCGCAATTTTCATACTTTCTTCAATAGAAATATTATTTTTAAAAAATAAATCTTTATCTGGTGAATCTAAATTAGGAATAAAAATAAATTTTTCTTTTATATTATTTTCTTCAACATATTCAAAATCATTTTCAGAATTACATGTAAAATTTAATTTATTAATATAAATTTCATTTTTATCTTCACAAGAATTATCAATATCATCATGTAAATTATCATTATCAAAATCTAAAAAATTAAAGTCTGCTTGAATATTAGTGTCTATTAATCTCATATTTTCATTCCAAATGGAAAAAATAATCTGAGGCTGTAATTCAAATACTGATAATTCTGAAACAATTTTTATTAAATAATCAATTCCATGCTTTATTCCATTTTTTTCAATATAATCCATCATTTTTTTTGCTCCAGCTTTATTTATAGAGTAAGCAAAAAATCCTCCTATGTAAATATTTAAATTAATAGGTTCCAATATATAATTATCATCATCACTGTTATATAAATCATTAAATTCAGCTCTATACCTATCAAACATATGATAACCTAAAAATAGCATGTCTTTATTTTTAAGTTCATCCTTTAATTTTTCTAAACTAAATTTAAAATTATTAGATAATGTTATATCATCTTCCATAATTATATAATATTCATTTTCAGTATCATCTAAAAGTTTTTTCCATAAATAGTAATGACTTAAAGCACAACCAATAAATCCACGTCTACTTCCAAAGTCATTTCCTTTGAATAATTTTTTCAACCTAGGTGTTGAAACTAATTTGTTGCCATCTATTCCTTTTATAAATTGATACTCATTACGATCTATTCCAACCTCAGTAAATATTTCAATAGTTTTATTTTTTCTATCTTTTCTTTTTTCTAGATTGATAATTTTAATTTTAGCGTTTGAATTATTCATGTCAAAGTTATCTTTTGTAACTATATTAATATTTTTTTTTTCATTTTCATTCGTATTTATTTTTTCTTCTTCTTCATTAATTGAAACATTTAAAAATTGTTCTTCAGAGTTTAATTTATAAGCATTTATTTTAGTAGGATCATTTCTTTCACTTGTTAATCTTCCAATATGTATATTGGTAATTTTATCGAAAAAAGCGGAGTTATAACCTGCTTTATTCCATTTATTAGCATACTCCATTTCAAAAAATTGTATTTCAGTATCATAATTACCTAATTTTAATATCGATTCGACCTTTATTAAAGAAGGACGAAAACTATAATGTGGCCAATAATGACAATTAATATATGGAAAATCACCTAATTTATAATCATGAATAGCTAATCCATAATGTGAATAAATATGACCTCTTAAATTATAAGATTCAATTGTTTCACCATAATTATTATTAAATAATATTTGATTTACATTTTCATTTTTTAATAATTCTAAACCACGAATAGATTCACTTACATAATTCATTTTATCTATAAATAAAAAATCATCTTCCATATGAATCCAATAAGTTGGTTTCAATATACTTAATTTATTCCAAATAATATTCATACTTTTAAGATGACCTTTTTCTTCAGGTGTCTTGTAGTAATATTCAATCCAATTATATAATTTTTTCATATTTATTCTATCAGTTTCACTTGAATTATCATCTACACAAAACCAATAATCTATTTTATCTATATCTAACCAATGATTTAAAATAGAATTCATTGTTTTTATAAACAAATCAAATCTTTTACATGTTGTAAAAGAAATAAAAACGCTTGGTTTTTCTTTATTTTTAAAAACGTACTTTTTAAACTTGGTTAATTTATTTTTGTTTTTATTATAAAGTAAATTCCATATTTCTATTTGTTTATTTTCTAAAAAGTCATTATTTCTCTGTATATCTTGAAATAATTTATTTACATCATAAAATAATTCAATGTTATTATCATCTGTTTCCATAATCTTTTTATAAAATTCCAAGTTTTCTAAACTTCTTTTTAAATGAATGTAAGATAATGTTCTTTCATGTAAAACTTTTTTACAACATTCATAACCAGATAAAGAATCATTACTGTAATACGCTGCTATAGAATTATTGAATTCAAATATACCGTTATAAAAATAATCAAATAAAAAAAGCTTATCTTTAAGATTTTTTTTATAGTCTTTGAATCTATTGTATAGTAAATTTACTAATAAATAATGCCCATTTTCCATCATTTTTATAGATGCTTGAATAATTCCATCCATTCTTTCACCATCATATTCAATAGATTTTATCCAATATTTATAGGCATTATTTAAGTCTTTTTTTTGTTCATAAAAATTTCCAATCATCATACAACTAAAAAATTTTTCTTGAGACCAATTTTCTAGTTCGATACATTTTAAATACCATTCTAATGAATCATCTATATATTTTGGTCCTGCATCTCTAAAACTTTGAGCACAATAAAAAGCATATCTACAAGCAAGACCATAATTTGGTTCAAATTCTTTTTCAAAAGCTTTTTTTAGAATAAGTGCATCTTTGTAATATTTATCTGGATCCTTACTTCTGTCTCCTGTTTTTCCAGATTCAATAAAATAATCTCCATCTAACAATAAACTACTTTGAATATCATGACAACTTAAATATTCATGTAAAACTCCTATATATTTCCATTTTTTTCTGTTATTTACAATTAAAGGACGAATGTAGCTACATCCACCACCAAATTTAAAATCATATTTATCACAAGTAATTATTTTTGGTAAATTAAATTTTCCAATAATAGAATCATCCGCATCAAAAATAAATAAATAATCTGTTTTATTGTAGGCACATTCTAAAGCTTTTGTTCTATTATAACCGAAATCTTCCCATTTATGTTCTACTAATTCTCCAGGTATTTTTTTTTTTTTTAAAATAATCTATAATTAATTCTTTGGTATTATCCGTTGAACCTGTATCAGAAATAACCCAATAGTCTAAATTAATGTTTGAAAGTATATTGTCAAATGTTTTTATAATTACATGAGACTCATTTTTTACAATCATATTTAAACAAATAGTAGAATGATTTGACTTTTTCATAATTATATAAACAATTAATTTATTATTTAAATTATTATTTAACTTAATATAATATATATTATATTATGGCAAATACAAGATTTAACTATGATCCATGTCGTACAATTAAAAAATTACAACAGTCTACTGGTCCAGCAAGATGGATAATGGATGTTCCAGGAAATGGTTCCATGCCATGTTATATAGAAGATCCGCAAATTATTATTCAAAAATGGGGTGCTAATCTTAGAACAAATACTATTAATTTAGAAAGTGATTTGCTAGGTGTAAATAGAAATTTAAGTCGTGATTGTTTAGGAAAAGATAATTATACTCATTTTAATGTTCCAAATGAAGCAATTCAGTATCCTAATTGTAATAATTTATATACGGAACAATCTAGAGCTATTATGCCTGCATGGACAGCACGAGATCTGGAACAAGTAGACTGGTATTATCCTCCTCTAAATCCCCAAGAAAATACTTGTTTTCCTTTTCAAAATAATCTGAGTACACGTATTTTAGAAAAAGATTGTTTTCAAATAAAAAGACCTTGTTTAACTAGTGAAAATAACAGTTATCCTAATTTACCTGTAAATTCTATGAAAAATAATTTTTTTCCAATATGTACAAATCAAAATTCTTGTGAAAAAGTTACAACAAAATAAAAAATATACTAATGTATATATAATGGAATTAGCCATACCTTTAATAGCATTAGGTGGAATGTATATTATATCTAATCAATCATCATCCAATAATAGTAATAATAGTAATAATAGTAAAAATTCAAATTATAAAAATAATAAATCTATCCAAAATTCAGAAAATTTTAGAACAATGGGTAAGTCTCCAAATTATTTACCAAATGTAGATATACCACCTCAAAATTATCCGGTAACTAATGTAAATCAATTAGTAGATACAGTTCAAGAATATCCAAATCCAAATGCTGCTACAGACAAATATTTTGATCAAACATATTATGAAAATAGAGTGAATAATGGTAAACTTGTAGGCCAAAATCCTCAAAGTATTTATTCTTTAACTGGAAATTATCTAGATTCTAACCAATTTAAACATAATAATATGGTTCCATTTGATGGAGGAAAAATAAAAGGTTACACCTATGATACTAATATTTCAGAATCAGTATTGGATAATATGATTGGTACTGGTTCACAGGTAATTAAAAAAGTAGAACAAGCACCTTTGTTTAAACCAGAAGATAATGTTCAATGGGCATATGGTGCTCCTAATAATAGTGATTTTTATCAATCGAGAGTAAATCCTGGAATGTGGAATAATAATGTAAAACCATTCGAAACTCAAAATGTAGGACCAGGATTGAATCAAGGATTTACCACTCATGGAAGTGGAGGTTTTAATTCTGGTATGGAATCAAGAGATACTTGGTTACCAAAAACAGTAGATGAGTTACGTGTAGATACGAATCCAAAATTAGAATACACACTAAATAATCATGAAGGTCCTGCAAGTTTTATAATTAAAAATAGAGGTATTCTTGGACGAGTAGAGAAGCAACATCCTGATACTTTTTTCATTAATTCTCAAGATAGATGGCTTACTACCACTGGAGCCGAAAAAGGTGAAACATTAAGACCGATTCAAGAATTAGGTGTAATTAGACGTAATGATATTACAAATGATTATGTTGGACCAGCAGGAATAATAGAAGGTCAAGCAAGTTATGCCCCTGAAAACTTTGAACAACCTAAACGTAAAGCTCTTCCAGAATTAGATGTTCCAATTAGTTGTGCTATTGGACGTGGACCTACCCACGATGGTGAAAATAACATAAAAAGTCATACTAATTATACAAATCATAGATCGAGTGTAAAACAACCAGAAACAATGAGAAGTGGTTTTAGTGGAGCAATTGGTGCTGTTATTGCTCCTTTAATGGATATACTAAGACCATCTAGAAAAGAAGAGGTTACTAATAATGTTCGTGTATATGGAGATATAACATCCAATGTTCCACAAAGTTATGTTTTAAATCCAAATGATATTACACCAACCACTGTTAAAGAAACGACACTTTATTCACCACATTTTAATATTGGTAATCAGTCTGATAAAATTTATGTAAATAATTATACACCTATGGATTTAACACAGAGAGATACTACTAGTTATAGTGATTTGGGAAATGTTGGAGGATTATCAAATCAATACGGTGACATGTTATACGATTCTGCTTATCGCCAAACAAATAATGATATAAAATCGTCTTCTATTTATAATAGACCAAATCAAGGTGGAACACAAATTTTCAATCAAGAAATGAACGTTTCTTCCAATAAAATGGCTCCTGAATGTAACGCAAATATATTTATGACTCCTAATTCTGTTATAAAAATGCCACCATCTAAAGAAATGTATGGTAAAATAAACGTTCCACAGTATTATAACGAATGTATTGGTTGTGATCGTATAGATGGGAATTTATTACAAGCGTTTAAATCCAATCCTTATACTCATAGTCTTACCGACTCTGTTTAAAAAATAAACTATATAATAAAAGTGTATATATAATACAATCTAAATATCTAATGAAATACATTAGGTTTAAATTCAATATAAAAATTATATCTGTAAATATAATTATTATATGTTAAATATTCATTCCAAAATAATCGAAAAACTAAAATATTTTCAAACTATTCATAAAATACCTAATATTATTTTTCATGGTTCGTCAGGATCAGGTAAACGTACCATTGTAAATAATTTTATAAATGATATTTATGATAGTGATAAAGAAAAAATTAAGTCTTTTGTAATGTATGTAAATTGTGCTCACGGAAAAGGAATTAAATTTATAAGAGAAGAGTTGAAATTTTTTGCCAAAACAAATATAAATTCTAATGGTGGTGATATTTTTAAAAGTATTGTTTTATTAAATGCCGATAAACTTACCATCGATGCTCAGTCAGCATTACGTAGATGTATTGAATTATTTAGTCATAGTACACGGTTTTTTATTATTATAGAAGATAAGTATAAATTATTAAAACCTATACTATCGAGATTTTGTGAAATTTATGTTCCAGACTACTCAACAACCAAAGGAAATTCTGTAAATCTTTATAAATATAACATTAATAATTCATTTAAAATCAATGATAAAATTTTTAAAATGGAATGGCTTATAAAAGAAGTAAATAAACATGAAAATGATCCGAATATTTCAAAACTAACTATCATGGATTTAATGAACACTTCAACAAAAATTTACGAAAAAGGATATAGTGCTCTTGATATTGTTTCACTATTAGAAAATAACAAATATTTTGTAAATTTATCTCTAGAAAAAAGATATGAACTATTAATTACATTTAATAAAGTAAGAAAAGAATTCAGAAATGAAAAAATATTAATTTTATTTCTGTTAAATTTTATCTATTTAAGTTCAGATTTTGTTTTAGAAAATATTTCATTTATTTAAAATGGATGACTTTAGTACATCAACTTTATATGAGTCTAAAAATGAATGGAGCGCAAGATTACTTACTATTCTTACACCACTTATTATAGAAGGTTACAAATCTATTTTTGATGAAGCTTATAAGCTATGTAAAGAAAATAATGAAGTCGATAAATATTTAATGACTTTTCAAAATTTTATAAGTCGTATACCAAAATGGAATCCAACTATTATTGAACAAGAGAGAAAAAGAATTTGTGATAAAAGTGGTTGTAGTTATTTAGAAGATTTAGTTGTTTGTACACATATAATTCAGTTGAAAATTCTCACTGCTATGCGTGTTGGTCAAAAACAAAAAAAGATTGATATTAATATTCCAAAATTGGATGATTTTATTCATAAAATATACATTAATTCAGCAAGAAAAATTTATAAAAATGTTTATCTTTTTGAAGTAAATATTCCACCACTTCAAGTTCAAAAACATCATCGAGAACTTGAAATAATTGTTCAAGAATGTATTTTAAATACTTTAAGAGATAATATACCTGTAGAAAGTATTTTAAAAGCATATATGGATGAAACAATGGAAGAAGATGTAGTTGAAGAAATAAAAGAAGAAATTATTCCAAATGATGATAAAATAGATACTATTGTCAACAATGATAATAAAAAGGACGTTGTCAGTTATACTTCTACTTCTGACTCTAATTCAAATTTCAATTCTAATTTAGAAAAAAATGAAAATATTGAATCTAATTTAACCAAATTAAAATTTAATGATGTTGATTTAGTAATGGATACAAATAATAATGAATCAAAAATTGAAGCTCCAAAAAGTATTGAACGTTTAGAAGAAATTAGTGAAATAAGAGCACTTCAACGAAAATTAGAAAGTGATGATTCTGATGATTCTGATAATATAAAATTAAATATTTCAGAACATTCTGCTGATTTAAATAATTTAGATATTCATGTAATTGATCCCCCCGAGTTAAATTTATTACCCGATTTATTAATTGATGATATTGAAATTTTAGACTAATTTGCGTAAAAAAAAAATAAAGAAACTGATACTATAATTTAAATGGAAAATATTTTTATTATTGCTGGAGTAATCTCCTTTATTTTTTTAATAATAAAGTTCATAGAAATGCGTTTTATTGAAAAAGAGGCTAAACCTTTAAAATTGCTCATTCGTGATACACTTGTTGTCTATATAAGTGTACTATTTGCGAATTTTATACTTCAACAGTTAAAACCAGTTATACAACAAGGTGGGAACACGGTAACTGTAAACCCAGCTGTATTTACTGATAATCCTTCTTTTTAGGGTAAAAAATGAGAAAAAGTATAAATATAAAAAAGTGTAATTTACTTTTATCTTCCAGTCCAAACTTTTATAACACTTCTCGGTATTCGTTTATTGATAAAAAAATCCTTTTCATATTCATCATAACTATACCCCCATTTTTCATATTTCATTATATCACCAAAAATAGATTTTATTTTTTTTGGTTTTTGAAATTCTTTATAGAAAATACATCCTAATATTCTTTCTAAACAACATCTGTCTTTTCTCGAATGAACCGCCTTTAACATATTGAAAATATTATATTTTTTTTGTATATTAACAAGAAAATTGTGATTAATGAATGTTTGAACGCCAAAACATCCTGACCATTCTGTTTTATTCATACCTAATATACTCATTTCTCTCAGTTGTAAACTATCCTGAATATTATAAGCATTATTTAAATAATTAGATATTCGCATGGTATTATCAATATTTTCAGTATCAGCATTGAAATGCCATAAATTTATTACAGGAAAAGATAAATATTTTTCAAAATGAACTCTTTTATGAAAAAAAACACTATCGTGTATGATTACAGCATTAGGAAAAAATTTATTTTTATAAAAATAATAGTAAGGTAAAAGTTCTCCTCTACCTTTAAATTCGGAATTTATAATTATTATATTTTTATATTCTAAATCAGCTTTTGAAAATTCTTTTTTACTATTATCATCTATAATAATTATTTTCTTAAATGGATAATGTTGTCGAATACATTTAACACAATGATTCCAATACTTATTTGTTTTTTCACATTTTACGTGACGTGTAATAATAAATCCGTAATAACTAGATAAAATTGAAAATGATTTTTTTGGTGGTTCCGTTGTAGATAAAGACATTTATATTAGTATATTATATATTAAAAATATAATATAATAAAAAATTGAATTTAAATACTTTTAAATAGTTAAATAATATTTATAAAATGTCTATTAATATTATTCAATCTAATATAAATAATAATAATAATAATAATAATAATATGGAAGATAATATGGATGATAATATGGATGATAACTATTTGGATCGTGAAAAAATTAATAAATATTTCAACAAAGAGAGAAATTTTATAATGATAGATAAAAGTGATAATTTTGAAGAAGATTTTACAGATAAAGATTATTGTGATATGTATATAAAAAATCAAGATTTCAATATTATGGAAATGTCGGAAATATTCATATTATTTCCAGAACATTTATATTCTATTATAAAAAAAATACCAGATCTAAATAAAAAAGATATTCGTGGTTATAAAGAATACAAGGATTATGTTAAAAATCATAACTCTTTATGTAGAGAAATCTATTTTTACAAAGACGAAGAATTAAGATTAAAATCAGAAATAGAAAATTTAATTCATCAAAAACAAATAGCAAAAGAAGAAAAAATCAAAAAAAAGAAAGAATATAATTTATTTATGATGGAAAAAATGGGGAGTGCATCTTTACCAAATTCGGATGTGTTGAAAATTTAAAAATAATTATTTAAAAATATTTTAAATAAATAATTATTTTAAACTAAAACCGGCATTTCATCTATATTTATTATTTTTTCTGTTGAGGGAACAAGATTTTTTAAAATAATATAAGACTTAAATTCATTTCTTTCAAGTTGAGCATCAGGTGTGTGTTTATGAACACATCTAGCAATCATTTTATACAACTTGAAATCAGGATATCTGTCAGCACCATTGTTTTTATAAAGTAAATTTGTACCTTTATCATCTAAACACCATTCTATTATTAACTTTGTAACTGGATCTTTACAATTATTAACTTCACTCATATCTTCAATTAAATAATCAAAAATAGAACAAGCTAGTCTACAAAGATCAAAACTAAAATTTGGTTCAAGTCTAGGTTTTTTTTCATTAAAGTAAGGTTCAGTATTATATTGTGTTGAGGCATCTCCTCCTTGTTGAAAGCTATCACTACAAAATATTTTTCCGTCAAATTTGTAAATACTTCTTCCAAAATCAATAATTTTATATATTCTACCAAAGGTCGGTACTTGATAATATTTGTTTTTATATAAATAATAAATATATTTTTTAGTGGTAGTGTTAAACATGACATTGTTTGTATGTAAATCATTATGTGTTAATCCAAAAACTTTTTGATAGGTAATTAAAATCATAATAATCTGCATGAATGCTGAAAACCATTCACCTTCGTCTAGTTCATCTTTCATAATAAGCTCATCAAGTGTCCTTTCACAATTTTCCATACATATTAATTGAATTGGAAATTTTGGTAAAGTAACCATTATTTTTTCTTCTTCTTCTTCAAAATCATCTTCTTCATCACTGTTATTTGTATTTGTTTCATCTGTCCATTCTGATTTTTCAGAATTATTTTCGTCTAATATTTCATCTTCATCTTTTGAATTACATTCATTACATTCTTCTATTTCATCATTATAGGATGTGTAAGAACTACGTGACGAACAGGATGAATCGGATTTTAACGTGGTAATTTTATTATCTAAACTTTTAAAAATATTCTCATTATTTGTGATATCTTCTAATTCTAATGAAAAATGATTCAAGTTATTGAATGTTATTTCACAGTTATCATTTTTAAATAATTCTTCTTCTATATTTGCTTCTGTTATTACATCTTTACTAATATTACTATTACTACTATCAAAAATATTTTCGAAAATATCATCACTAATGCTTTTAATAGAGGCAATGCTTTTTAAAGTATTTGATTTATCTATATTTAAAGGTGGTTTTTTAATTTCGTTTTCTTGAAATAAATGTTCATAGTTGTCAATGGTAAAAAGAATATTTTTATTTTTATTGAAAAAATCAGAAGTATTTAAATATTCTATGTCATCAAAAACATTCAAGCTATAATTATTTTTTATTGCTAAAAAAGATCCGTAATAATCAACACTGTGAATAAAGTAATGTTTTTCAGATAATTGATTTGTTAAATAAAGAAATAAACCATCAATGTAAGCAGCATTATTCATATCTAATATTTTACTATGAACTTCCATTTCATTAGATGTTAGACTTGGAAGTTGAAATAAATTCTTATTTTGAATATCATATTTACCAACCAAGTATTTAAATGGATCTAAAAGAGGTGCTTCTTTAAAAAATAATTCTTTTTTTTTTGTTTTTTCTGTATTTATGTTTTTTATAGTACATGTAAAGAATTTACTGCTTTTTTCTTTTCTCTCTTCTACATTGTATAAATAACATTTATGATTCAGATTAATATTATTATAATTGGTTTCACTTAAACTGAAAAAACGATTATAAATCGGTATATAATTTTGTACTTTAGAGAGAAATAATGTATTTTCACTCTCTAGGCTTTGGAAAAGAGAAGTATTTTTCCTTTTATGATAATGAATCATTATATTAGGTATTTAATATATAAATAATATCTTTTTTTAACTTAATACTTCTAAATATAATTAGTTTTGTAAAAGTAAAAATATTTATTATTATATTACTTTTTTACATTGTTAAACTTTTACAATAAAAATTATCTTTGCGTAATTTATTTTTATAAATATTCTAAAATATATCATAATATATAGTATGTCACTTGAATTAAAAAAATTTGATATGAAAAACATTAGTTTCAAACCAAATGAATCAAAGGGTCCAGTGGTAGTTTTAATTGGACGTAGAGATACCGGAAAAAGTTTTCTTGTTCGTGATTTACTTTTTTATCATCAAGATATTCCTATTGGAACTGTTATTTCCGGAACAGAAGAAGGGAATGGATTTTATGGAAAACTCGTGCCAAAATTATTTATTCATAATGAATATAATACAGCAATTATTGAAAATATTTTGAAACGTCAACGTTCTGTATTAAAACAAATCAAAAAAGAAATAGAAACATATAAACGTTCTACTATTGATCCTCGTACTTTTGTTATTTTAGATGATTGTTTATATGATAATGCTTGGTCTCGTGATAAAATGATGCGTTTATTATTTTTAAATGGGCGTCATTGGAAAGTCATGCTTATTATAACTATGCAGTATCCGCTTGGTGTACCACCAACACTTCGTACTAATATTGATTATGTATTTATTTTGAGAGAACCTTATATTGCTAATAGAAAACGTATTTATGAAAATTATGCTGGTATGTTTCCAACGTTTGAAGCATTTTGTCAAGTCATGGATCAATGTACTGAAAATTTTGAGTGTTTAGTAATTAATAATAACGTAAAATCAAACAAGTTACAAGACCAGGTTTTTTGGTATAAAGCAGATGCTCATAATGACTTTAAATTAGGTTCAAAAGAATTCTGGGAATTATCAAAAGGTATGAATTCAGATGATGAAGAAGATAAATATGATCCAGGAAATGCCAAAAAACGTGGTGTAGGACAAAAAATAAGTGTGAAAAAAACAAAGTGGTAAGGTAATAAATATAATTTATTAATATTTATGATTGTTATCATGCTCCTTAAAAAGTATTTTATCTACAGTTGTTTTTACACAAAATAAACCTTTTTCTAAAAATATAGATATTGAAACATTTGGATAAATAACTTTCAATAAATCATTTAGTGTTTTTGCAGATATAAGTATTTGTTTGAAATC